AGGAAACACTTTTTATATATTTAAAACAGGACATAACAATCCTGCGTTAGGTGATGATAATAAAATTTATCCTTATCTTAAAAGTTATAAAAAAGATTCCAATGGCACTGTTATTAATTATAGATTTGGTGGTCATCAAAGTGGTTACCCAAGATATGATTTAATGGATAATGGAATAGCTTATAAAGCTTATGCACACAATCTCGTAGCATTAGCTTTTGTAGTTAACGACATGCCAGATAAAAAGAAATATGTAGATCATATGAATAGAAATATATTAGACTATCGAGCTGATAATTTACAATGGTCTACAGCTTCTGAAAACAGTAAACCTAAATAAAGGAGATAGTATGAAAAAATACATAGAAAAATTTAAAGTATGGTCCCTGTTATATAGACAAGAGATTATTTTGTTTATAGCCGGTGTCATCGTAGGAGCTATAATATTTTGACACCAGGTTTTGGTTTTGGAATGTTAGCAATGGGTTTAATTGCCATATTAATTGGAGCCATTGTTGCTTATTTTATAATTAACAAGGTACATAATGAAAAGAAATAATAGTTACATATATCCTAAAACAATTCGTGAAGTAATAGATGGTAAACGTCATTATGATATTAATGATAGTAAACTACCATCTGTTACTACTATCTTGTCTGCGACTCAAACAGCCGAGAAACGCGAATCGTTGGCCGCATGGCGTAAATCTATCGGCGAGGAAAACGCGACGCGGATCGTGGATCAAGCTGGTGCCAGAGGTACAGCGATGCACAAGATTTTAGAAAAATATATTTTAGAACAGGGTTATTTAGATTTAACAAACGTTGGTAAAGAAGCACACAACATGGCATTACGAGTTATAGAACAAGGACTATGTAATGTTACAGAATTTTATGGCAGTGAATGTACATTGTATTATCCAGGATTGTACGCAGGCCAGACAGACCTCATTGCTATGCATAAAAATGAAATGGCAGTAATAGATTTTAAACAAACTAACAAACCAAAAAAACGTGAGTGGGTAGAAGATTATTGTTTGCAGTTAGCAGCATATGGTATGGCTCACGATTATGTTTACAAAACTTCTATAAACAAAGCAGTGATAATGATGTGTAGCAAAGATAACTTTTATCAAGAATTTATTATAGAGGGCGAAGAATATAAAAAATATAAACACAAATGGTTAAGGAGAGTAGATGAGTACTATAAAAGTAGATCAGAAAAGACTAGATAACATAGCAAAAGCATATCACAAAACAGGTGGTGAAGTGAGAGAAATGTGGAAAAACAAATGGTATGAATTAGTAAGACAGATAGGAAGGAGATTAGAAGATGAGAGTAAGAGACTTTCAACAAGTTCTAGGAAAATTCACTAACGATCAAAAAGGTACAATTATATCTGATTGTCCTATATACATTGAGACATTAGATGGAAGATTAGAAGAAATTAGAAAAATAGAATTACAGGAGAGTAGGTTAATAAACTCACCGGAACCGGCAAGAGTTGTACTTAAAACAGAATCTTTAAAAAGATTTATGTCACCTACTTACAAACAAAGTTAATGGAATCCATAATGGATAACGCGCGGCCAGGTGCCAACTGGGAGACTGGGAGGCACCATGGTTAGTGTAGAGTTAGTGCAATATCCTGACGTATTTTTACGTAGCAAATCTAATGAGGTTAAATTTCCTCTAGATGACAGAACAAAAAGACTGATACCTTGGATGAAAAAAGCAATGTATCAGCACAATGGTATAGGACTTGCAGCAATACAGGTAGGTCATCAATTAAGAATGTTTGTAATGGATTGCACAAGATACGCAGACAAACCACAGGTTTTCATAAATCCAGTGGTTGTAAAAAAGTCTGATGAAACATTAACAGATTTTGAAGGGTGTTTATCTGCACCTGGCAAAAGGGGTGAGGTTAAAAGACATCTTAGAATCACTCTAAACTACAAAGATGAGGAAGGAGAAGAACACACAAAAACTTTCTACAATATGGAGGCTAGATGCATACAGCACGAGTTAGATCATTTGGAAGGTAAATTGTGTATAGATTATGGCAAAACAACTGACAGTGGTGGGGAAGAAGATCTCCTCAAAGCAATGGTCGAATCTAATACTAGAGCTAAATCTGATACGTAAGGCCTGGAAACCATACGCAGATATAGAAATACAAGGACCAGGAGTTAAAAAGATCATAAAAATAGGCACGTCTGTAAAAAAGTACGACTAATGTGCCAACATAAGTGGAATTTTTGACCCTATTATTTTTTTTCAGTGACAAAAAAATGACGGTGGCACAGTGGCACAAGGCTAAAATGGAGTTATTAGTGTTGATTTTATTGACAAAAGTGTGTGCCAGAGGGTATGGCACAGCGTGGCACAGTCTCCTACTCGGCGCGCGCGACCTTTTTAGTTTTTTTAAAAACTTTTTTGCCCAAAAATCTCACTTATAGTATAAGATTCCTATGCCCAAACGTCCAAAAAAATCTAAATACAAATCTGTTGTTATCAAAAAGAAAAGATATTACTTTTACAAAATTACGTGGTTGGATATCACCGGCGACAGCGGGCACGCAGACTTACATACAGCTTCAGGATTCATGCCATCAGAAATGATAACTCATGCATACTTGTTAAACAAAGATAAAAAAAATGTACGAACATTTGCATCTTACGAAGTTAATGATGAATTGTTTAGTGATAGAAATGTATTTCCAAGAGGATGTATAGTTAAAATGGAAAAAATAAATGAAAAATAAAACCTTGACTAAGAACATGCCTAACGTAAAATGGCAGGCAATACCACCAGTACGTGGACCTAATCCACAAGGTATTACAAGGAGTAAAAATGGTAAAAAAAATAATAGCAAAACTAAAAAACTTAGTAAGTAAAGTTTTTGGTATAGAAAGGTGTAAATGTAATGACTGATCTATTTAATAAGGCTAAAGAATTTTACTATGAAATAATTAATTCATACAAAAGATATTATGATTTTGGTAATGAGTTTGTAAGTAAGCACCAAGTGTTTATTGTTTTGGCAATTCTATATTGTCTAATTCAACTTCATCAGGCGTAATATTAATCAATTCTTTATTGTCATCTAGGATTTTACGTAGCTTCTCTTTAATTTCATCTGCAGACATAGCGTCAACGTTACCTGTCATGATAAGTTTTTGGTCTACGTAAAGTCCACCAGCTTTACCACGTGCAACTTCTGCATTTACTGCTGCTGACCACGCACCTTTCTTTAGTGCTTCATTTCTAATCTTAGCTAATTCAGTTATGTGTTTCTCAAAGTTAATTGCATACTTCTCTTGTACTTCTGCTCTGAGCTCACCAATGTATTTAGATACCAAAGGATAAACTTTTGGATTACGTAATTCTGATGCTGTTTGTCTTGGTCTAGATGTATAACCAGCTTCCATAGCACATTGAGCAGGACTTAACTTGCCATCATTGTACACTAAAAGCTCTGCAAACTGCTTTTGTCTGTCTGTTAAAATAGGTGTTCTTGCCATAAATTTGACTTATACAGATTTGTACGATAGAAGTCAATTGTGAGAATAATACTAATATTTATACTGCTATCAGGCTGTGTAAAGGATTATGATTTAAATCCTTGGACAACAGTTTTTAAACAAATGCATAAGGCAATGTACGATGAAACCAGAGTCAAAACTTTGGCAAAAAATTAAAAAAAATACACCTAAAATTCAGTGGACAAGACTAGAATCTTGGTCATCATTTGGTACACCTGATCTGTTGGGATACAATGATAATTGTGGTTTTTTCATGTGTGAGATGAAGATAGCAAGAGGGCCAAAAATTAGTTTTTCACCACATCAAAAATTGTTTCATATGACTCGTCCTAAACGTAATTTTATCATAGTCCAAGACGCCTCTCTTGGACACGTGAAACTTTATGAAAGTTCCTCGATCCACGGTCTACTAGTAGATCACCGCGAAACGCCTTCCCTTGCAATAGATGATTGGCAACATATCGAACGCTTG